AATCGTTTAATTCGCATTATTTCAAATGGTGGTTTTGCAGCCAACACAAGAGCAGATTTGACACCAAGCGGTGGCGACACATTAGATGGTGCAGCAGCACCTTCGCACTATGAAATAAGCAAAGACTATGTTGGTTTGACCGTTTGGTCAGACGGCAATCAATGGTACATAATCCAAGCAAAAGCGTAAGATGGCAAATACAATTAATTGGGGTAAAGCGGTAGATAATAATACCATCGACTGGGGTAAAGGTTCAACCACATCAACTAATGATTGGGGAAGCATCTACGCGGATAGCGCATCAGGTGAAACAACTCTTGAAACTGGCATCGTAGGAACTGGTATTGGATTTATGACGATAGGAACAACTTTTATAATAGCTTAAAAAAATGGCACAGCAATCACGCACAACTGTAAAGACTTATTTTGAAACTGGCGACACACCAACGCAAGCGCAATTCGTTAATTTAATTGATTCGGCTTTAAATTTAGTCGATGATACAAGCGATGCGCTTAGTGAAGGCTCAACTAACTTATATGTTTCAAGCGCACAGAAAGACATCATTGACGCGGCAGTAATTAGCGATGTGACTGGTGTAACTGGAGCGGATGCAATCACAAACATCATAAGTTTAACAACCGCAGAATACGCAGCAATCACTCCTGATGTTGCTACCTTGTACGTTATAACTGACGCATAATATGGCTTTCAAATTAGGCTCGACCGAAATCAATAAAGTCTATCTCGGCTCAACCGAGATTAATAGCATATATCTCGGCTCAACTGAGGTTTATAGTGGTGTGTCATTTGATGCGGATGCTCAAGCATATTTTACTGCCGTTGAAACTGCAGGAGGTACTTTGTCGAATGATTTTAAAACCTACTACAACACGATGATTTTAGGTTTGAAATCTGATGGCGTTTATTCAAAGTTATTGCGATTTAATCCAAATGCTGGAGGAGTAGAGGCTTCTGCTGAAGTAGACCAAATAATTCCATCGACTAACAATATTAATTTCGTTAATTCACCTACAATCGACTCAACTATTGGCGTGACTTTTAACGGTAGTAACCAATACGCAACTACTGGGTTTGTACCATCAACAGAATATAGTAGTGCCGATAATTGGCAGACTTTTGTTTTTTGTCTTGATAATACTGGAATCAGTACAAATCAAGCGATATCAGGAGCGTATCAAGGATTATCTCAATTAGTTCGGCTTTGGTCAAGATTTAGCAGCAGAGTAATGATTAATGGATACGCTAACGGTAGACAAGCGTATTCTATAGGCGCAATAAATAATAATAGTTTAATTTTAGGAAGCAGAACCTCTTACACGCAATTAGATATATATATAAACGCTACATCTGAAGGTTCAGATACGGGTAACAATGCTAATGCGCCAAGCATTGAAGAATATTACGGTACTTATAATAATAACGGCACACCAGCCTCTTATACAACTGGTAAATGGTGCTTTTTAGGTAAAGCTGAAAACATGACTGGGACAGATGTTGGTAATTTATATGCAAGAATTACAACCTTTTTAACAGCAATAGGAGCAATATGAATTTTATAATCGCACCAATAGAATATAAGTCTCAAATTGATGAGAAAAAAATCAATGGTAGACCTATATTGTCTCCAGCGGATAGTTGTATTTATTCGTTGTCCGCAGCCTCTAAAGTTGCATCAGTTTTGAATATCGAAGAATCTGAATTGACAGTATTATCTGTTGACGAGATTGAGTTTTTTCCTGACCCTGAAGACTAATGGCAAAAGTTAAAGCGCAAAAGACTGTTATATTCAGAAGGCGCGAACCAAAAAAAAGACCGAGCATTCATGCTAAAAGTAAGGCTTCGAAAATGAAGCATAGCAAGCACTACCTAAAGAGATACAGAGGACAAGGTCGCTGAAAATGCGACAAAAAGATTTTTCTGCGTTATTTAGGTATGAGTGCAAATGTCATAAATCAAATTAAAGTATTGCTCGGTTTAGAAGTTAAACTTGAGCAAATGACGCTTGAGAACGGAACTGTTTTGGAAGCCGATGCTTTCGAAGCTGGTGCATCCGTTTTCATAGTCGGAACCGATGGTAACATTCCGCTACCAGTCGGAGAATACGCTCTTGACAATGGTCAGATATTGGTCGTTGAAGAGGAAGGTATCATCGCAGCAATTAAGGACGTACAAGGCGAGGAAGTACCCGAAGCCGAAGTGCCTGCTGAAGCTGCTCCTGCGCCTGCTGAGGAAACTCAAATGGAAGGCGAAATCGTAACGCTTGAGATGGTTAAGCAATTAATTCTCGATACGCTTACAGAACTTGGATTAGTTACACCAGCCGAAGCTGCACCCGTAGCTGAAGCACCAGTTGAAGCACCAGTTGTTGAAGAAACTCAAATGGCTGCTGCGAAACCAATCAAAGCTAATCCTGAAAAAGAAAGTCCTAAGAAAAACGAAATCAAATTCAGTACAAAAAAATTAAGAACTACTGAGGACATCGTTTTTGAAAAAATCTCTAAAATCAAAAAATCATCTAAATAAAATGGCTACCTCAATTACAACAACTTATGCAGGCGAGTTCGCTGGTCAATACATCAGCGCAGCCTTGTTATCAGCTTCTACCATCGAGAATGGTGGAATTACTGTAAAACCTAATGTTCACTACAAGCAAGTTATTAAGAAAATCAGCACCGATGACATCCTTTTGGATTCAACTTGCGATTTTACTGACGATAGCACAATTACCTTGACTGAGCAAATCTTGACTACTAAAGAATTACAAGTCAATTTGCAACTTTGTAAAAAAGACTATTTCGATGACTGGATGTCAGTTGAAATGGGTTATAGCGCAAACAACGTATTGCCAACATCTTTTGCTGACTACTTAATCGGTCACGTTGCTGCTAAGACTGCTCAAAAAATCGAGCAAAATATATGGGTTGGCGATAGCGGTAATACTGGCGAATTCGATGGAATCACTACTTTGATTTCAACTGATGCTGGTCTTCCTGCTGGTCAAGAAATTACTGGAACAACAGTTGACGCTTCAAACGTAATTGATGAACTTGGTTCAATCGTTGACGCTATTCCTTCAGCTTTATATGGTAAAGAAGACCTTTACATCTACGTTTCTCAAAACATCGCTCGCGCTTATGTTCGCGCTTTGGGCGGATTCGGTGCATCAGGTCTTGGTGCTAATGGTGTGAACGCAATGGGAACACAATGGTGGAATAATGGAAGTCTTTCATTTGACGGAGTAAAAGTTTTCGTTGCAAATGGACTTGCTGCTAATACCGCCATCGCTGCTGAGAAATCAAACTTATTCTTTGGATGCTCACTTTTAAGTGATATGAACGAAGTGAAGGTTCTAGATATGGCAGACCTAGATGGAAGCCAAAACGTAAGAGTAATACTACGCTTTCAGGCTGGCGCACAATACGGCATCGTTAGTGATATCGTTACATACGGAATCGCAAACGCTGCTAACTAATAATCATCATCAACCATAGAAAAAGGTGGGTAGTTACTGCCTGCCTTTTTTTATATAAAATAAAAAGAAAAAATGGCTTGCGATTTAACACTTGGCAGATTAGAACCTTGCAAAGATTCAATAGGTGGAATCAATGCGGTTTACTTTATAAACTATGATGACGCTGGTTTTGCGCTTACATACGATGTAACCGACACCGATGTCATCACATCTCTCGGCTCGGGAGTTGAGGCATATAAGTATGAATTGAAAGGCACATCGTCTTTCGACCAAGCAATTACCTCATCTCGCGATAATGGAACAACTTTCTTCGAGCAAACTTTGACTTTGAGTTTAAAGAAGTTAACAAAGGAAGACCACAAAGAATTGAAACTTTTAGCGTGGGGCAGACCTCGCGTACTTGTTTCTGACAGAAATGGTAATATCTTTGTCGCTGGTTTGCAACATGGAATGGACGTAACTGGAGGCTCAGTTGCATCAGGCGCAGCACTTGGTGATTTCAATGGTTACACATTGACACTTTCAGGTCAAGAGCCAGTTCCTGCGAATTTCGCAATTCAAAGCGGTACAGATGCCGACGCAGTTGTTACTGCTTTAGGTTGCATCATTACTGAAGGATAATTGGTTGTTTATTTGTTTTGTTTCGAAAGAGGGGCTTCGCGCCCCTTTTTTGTTGCAAACAAAATGAAGTTCTTGCGTTAATTATATATGCTGATATTATCAAATACGACAGAAGAGCAAACATTCACGATTATTCCTCGTTATGAACCAACCGAAGATGTTACGATTACGTTTGTGAGCGAAACAGAAAACAAGCAAACGCATCAATTTGTTTACTCGGCAACTTATCTGAACGGATACTTGAGCATCTCAAATATCTTTAGCCCAGTTTTAAAGTTGAATAATTTCTACACCTTCAAAGTAACCATTGGCGATGCCTTGCTTTATCGCGGCAAAGCATTCGTCACAGACCAAACAAACCTTCCAAAATTCACGCTGAACGATAATAAATTTGTCAGCTATGAAGGAAACAACAATGAATTTTTAACGATATGAGTTCAATCAAAATCATAGAACTTGGCAAGTACACAACTCCAAGAATTGTCGAGAATAGGACAAAAAACTGGGTAGAGTATGGAGATGACAATAATTATTATCAGACGCTAATTGACGCGAAGGAATCGCCAACAAATTCAGCATTGATTAACTCGATTACCGATATGATTTATGGTCGAGGTTTGGCAGCAACTGACGCAAAATATAAGGTTGATGAATACGCTGCCGCTTTGAGTTTGTTTAATGAGGAGTGTCTGCGTAAAATCTGCGATGATTATTACACCTTTGGGCAAGCTGCGCTGCAAATTATATATAACCAAACTCACACTAAAATCGTGGAGGTGTGGCATATGCCGATTCAGAATCTGCGTGCTGAAAAGTGCAACAAGGATGGAGACATTGAGGCTTATTACTACTCCGATAATTGGAGTGAGTTAAAGCACAATGAGAAGCCTGAACGCATTCCAGCATTTAGTTTTAGCAATAGCGGACTTGAGGTTATTGTTATTAAACCATATCGCGCTGGTTATCACTATTACGCTCCAGTCGAATATCAGAGCGGTTTAGATTATGCTTTTGTTGAAGTAGAACTTGCTAAGTTTCACTTGAACAACATCCATAATCGCTTTGCCGCGAATATGATTATCAACTTTAACAATGGTGTGCCTGACCCTGAAGAACAACGATTGATTGAAAGCAAAATCAAATCGAAGTATCAAGGCACAGAAGGTGAAGGTTTAATAGTTGCTTTTAATGACAATTATGAGAGCCGAGCGGTAATTGAAACAGTTCAACTAAACGACGCTCACAATCAATACCAATTCATCGCTGGAGAAGCAAGTCAGAAGATAATGATTTCACATAGAGTGACATCACCATTGTTATTTGGCTTGCCACAGAATGGTGGACTTGGTTCTAATTCAGATGAGATATTAATGGCGAGTCAACTATTCGACAATACATCCATTAAACCAATGCAGCGCGTGATTTTGGAAAGCATCAAAAAAGTGCTTGCATTCAATGATGTGGCTTTAAACTTGTTCTTCAAAACATCTCAGCCAATCGAGTTCACAAGCGCGGCAGATATGGTCAGCACAAATGAAAAGCAACAAGCTACTGGAGTTGCGCTATCGAAAGAGCCAAACATATCAGATAAGGAATTGACCGATGTCTTTAATCGCTTAGAAGAACTTGGTGAGGTCATAAACGAAGACGAGTGGGAATTGGTTGACGAAAGACCAGTTGATTATGACAATGAAGAAGCACTTGATAAAATGCTAATGCTTGCATCTACGGGAGTTGCAAAACCAAACGCATCGAGTGAGCAAGATGGAGTAACTAATAAAGGTCTTAAATATAAAGTCAGATACCAATACGCGCCACTAATGACATCAGGCAATAGCCGCGAGTTTTGCCGCAAAATGGTGAATGCTGCAAAGGTGTACAGAAAAGAAGACATCATTGCAATGGGTGATATGCCAGTCAATGCTGGGTGGGGCGCATATGGAGCAGACACATATTCGATTTGGTTTTATAAAGGCGGAGGTAATTGTCATCATTATTGGATGAGAAAAACTTATATGGCAAAGGACGCAAGTGTTGGTGTTGATGCAACAAATCCAAATGCAGAAATCAGCGTTAACCAAGCGCGAAAAGCAGGAGTTGATTTGCCAACAAATGAACCTGAAGTTGCAAAGCTGCCCGTTGATATGCCGAATAATGGCTTCATTCAACCAAGAAAAAAGAAATAAGAGATGGCAAAGACATTATTAATAAAGCGCGATGACTTGATGACATTTACGTCATTGAATGGTAACATTGACACAGACAAGTTTATCCAATACATCGCCATCGCTCAGGACATTCACTTGCAGCGTTATCTTGGAACTGAATTGCTTGAGAAGATACAATCGGACATTGCTGGTTCAACATTATCAGGCAACTATTTAACATTAGTCAACGATTGGATAAAGCCAGTTCTAATCCATTGGGCAATGGTTGAATTTTTACCATTTGGCACAGTTACGATTTCAAACGGAGGAGCGTTTAGACATAATCCTGAAAATGGCACATCACTAACAAAAGACGAAGTTGATGCTATTGTTTCACAAGAACGTGATTTGGCAACGTATTATTCAAAGAGATTGGTTGATTATCTCTGCCACAAAAACAATTTGTTTCCCGAATACAGCCAAAATTCAAACGAAGATGTGTTTCCGACAACTGATAACAATTTCTGCGGATGGGTCTTGTAAATTATAAAGCGAAAGAAAACAATGTTCTTCGCCTAAAAAGGTTTATTAAAAAAATAGAAAAAACAGAAAAAAAAGGCGATGAAATTGATAGAAGAAATTAAAGTATGGTTCTTGAATTTGTTTAGCGTTTCATTATCGCTGACTAACATTGAGTGGACATTAAAAATTTTAGCATTAATTTTGACTATTGGATACACGATTCAAAGAATCTATATGAATTATAAAAAAATCAAAGATGCCTGAAATTGACAAGTTGACTCTTGAGCGAATAAAGAAGCTACACCCAAAAGTTCGTAAAGAAGCCGAGAAGATTTATAGCGAAATCTGCGAGCGTTTAACTGGTAATTCAATTTGCCGATTTGCAATGACATTAAGAACATTCGCAGAACAAGATGCTTTGTTTAACAAAGTACCGAAAGTAACGAAAGCGAGAGGTGGTCAGTCTTTTCATAATTATGGTTTAGCGATTGACATTGTTTTGCTTGTTGACCAAGATGAAAACGGCACATTTGAAAGTGCAAGCTGGAACACTAAAATCGACCACGATGGTGATAATGTGAGTGATTGGATGGAATGCGTTGAGGTCTTTGAAAAATACGGATGGGAGTGGGGAGGAAAGTGGAACTTTAAAGATGACCCACACTTTCAAAAAACATTCGGCTACACTTGGCAAGACCTCTTGAACAAGCACAAAAGAGGCGAGGTTGATAAAGCTGGTTACGTCCTAATTTAATCCGACTTAAAATGAAGCGATTTGGCGCGTTATTTTTTCTCGTCCTTATACTTTTGTCATGCGACTTTGATTCGCGCCTTATACGCAAGAAAAAAC